TCAAATGTTCAGTAGGTTAGCCCCCCCCCTAGCCCCTTCGGACGGCCCCACTAGTACCCATATTTCCCCCCACGCTAAATTTCCACCCCCTTCCGTCAGTCTGCGGGGATTGGGGAACTGATTTTCGGATAAATTCATAGAAGAAAGACACGAATTGATAATTGCAGTTGCAGACATTGATATAAACCTATCACATTAAGCCTTAATTCCCCATATTTACATTGACTGTCCCAAAATGATACAGTTGCCACGGGGAGCTGCGATTCAGGGGCAAGTATGGACCTAGGCAAATTGGCACATGAGGCGTTGATAAGGGCTTGCCGCGAAGACCCGAAGGTTTTCATGCGGTACGTCATGCAGACGAAGGACAGAGAGCCGTGGGACGTACAGCCCTTTCACGATGAATGGCAGGACGCGCTGACAGAACACCCTAGAATGGGCTTGCTTGCGCCTGTAGAGCATGGGAAAACTGAACAGATAGTCATTGGCCGGTTACTATGGGAGTTGGGGAATGACCCGACGCAGACTTGGGGCGTGATATGCGCTTCAGGGAGTGCTGCGGAAGAACGTGGCGATGCTTTAAGGGCTTGGATTGCTGGCGAGTGCTTGGATAAGAACGATGTTGACAGACTGCACGAAGTGTTCCCTGATTTACGACCTGGCAGAAGGTGGAATTCAGGGAAGTTCGACATAAAGGGTAAGAATCCGGGAAGTAAAGACCCGTCTGTTTGCTTGGTTGGTACAGGCGCGAAGTTGCCGGGTAAGCGGTTGACGGGTTTGGTGGTTGACGATCCGCACGATGATGAAAACACAAATACAAAGGCACAGAGAGGGAAAACGATACGGTGGTTCGATAACTCCGCTTACGCCCGCGTGTGTGAAGGCGGTAAGATTTGGATAATCCATACATCTTGGCACGCCACTGAAGACCTGATTCATACTTTAATGGGCCGTGGTTGGTTCACAATGACTTATCGGGCTGTTGATAAGGATTGGACAACCCCCTTATGGCCGAGCAGATGGTCAATTGCCCGTCTCAGGCAGTTTAAGGCTGACGTAGGGCCACAAGCGTTTTCCAGACAGGCAATGAACTTCCCTTACGATGATTCGAGTTCCAGATTCAGGGAAGAAGACTTTTTATTTGCTTTGCAGGAAGGAAAACAGTTGGAAGGCCCGGTATTCGGCGCTGAAGCAGGCGACTGGATTGTGGTAGGCGTCGATTTGGGCGTCAGTCAGAAGAAAACGGCTGATAGAACGTCGTTTGCGATTGTGAGAAGGACTCAGAGCGCAAAGCGAGAGTTGCTTAATATTGAATCTGGAAGATGGACGGCTCAGGAAATACTTGGAAAGATTGAAGATATTTACTATAGATATGGAAGCCCGATTTTTTGGGTAGAAAACGTCGCGGCTCAGGATTATATCTTGCAATTATCGCAAACAATGACCCCGGCGATGGTCAGGCCGCACACAACAGGGTCAGGATATAAGTCAATGGTGTTTTCGATTGAACTGCTTGCCGCTGAAATGGCTCAGAGGCGATGGATAATCGCCAGTCACGATGGCAGAACACCGGCAAACGATTCAATTGCTGAATTTATCGAGGGGGCAAAGGCTTTCCAACCGGGGCAGCATCCTGTAGATGAGCTGGCCTCTGTTGCAATTGCGGCACAGCATATTGACTTTGGAATAAGAAGGGCGAGGTCGATACCTAACCTTTACGCGGTGGCATGATTTATTTTGAAACGCTTGAAAAGCGATTGAATGTCGTTATGATAAGTGCTGACTGTCTCAATTTGGGACACTTACTCTTTCAAAAGGTGACATTATGACTTTCAAAGACCTTCTTGACGCGGCAAGACCTCACAATATCGCTGACGCCTTCCGTAAACTCGGACTCGGTACTTTCCTTTCTGGACTGGCGAACAACCCGCAGATGATTGAAACGATTGCGGTATCAGCGCATACATGCGAACTGACCTATCCTGCTCAGTTTTTGCAGAGTGTGATAATTTCGGCTGGAAGTAATACCGGGCCTTGTCTGATTACAGGTTCGGCAGGCACCGTTGCATCAAAGGCCGGTGGATTCTCAGTTGTGAAGTTTGACGGCGACACAACCCTAACCTTTCACGCTACTGACGCTGTTACAGAGTGCAAGGTGCAGTACCTAACCGGCGCGACCCTTGACGCTTCCCTTGATGCTGAATCTGGCGTTGAGTAGTCACAAGTGATTACATGACTCTGACTCTGCCCCTTGAAAGGTGAAATTGACCATGAAGGAAATCACAACTGAAATTGAATCAAGTGGATTGCGAAAATTCGTTGCTGATAACTTTCAAGGGGCAGTCAGGGATTTTTTGTCAAAGAGTAATGACCCTCAAAGGTCGTATTACGAAGGCGATGACTTTTGGGAACTCGACAGATACGAACGGTACTATAACGGGCTTCAGCACGATGACAAGATGTACAATTGGGACGGCACAATGGTCGCCGTGGACGCCGAACACCGGACAATGAACAATGCGTCAGGGATTGCGGGGCAGGCAACCGGGCGCAAACTTCAATGGTATCTGCGACGGCCTTACATCCGGGAACAACTTTGCCCCGTTATCGTTGACCGCTTTTCTGACCTATTGTTTTCAAAGCGTAACCGGCCTTGCTTCGGTGAGTACGAAGAAAACTACACGAAGTTCTTTAAGAAGTTGACACAGAAAACAAAGTTTTGGTCAAAGTTACTTTGGGCGCGTGACCAAGCTGGCGCAATGGGAACCGTTGTCGTCGGAATCATAGTGCGTAATGGGCTGCCGCAGATTCAGGTTTTGAACGCCAAGTATTGTCACCCCTTGTTTGAAGATAATGATCCTGACACTGGAAAGTTGGCCGCGCTTGAAGTGATGTTCAAGTACGATTGCGAGATTGAGTATTACGATCAGCGAAGCCGATCAACTACGATAAAGAAAGTCACGAAGTTGTACCGGCGCATTGTTACGGCGCAATACGACATTTGTGGGACCGCGATTCTGGACGACAAGACTCCGGGTTGGGTTATTTCGTCTGCTTACGAACATAAACTTGGATTTGTGCCGTTTGAGTGGATTCAGAACGACGGAAACTGCGCTGATACATACGGATACGCCGACTTGGATCAAGAGTTGGACAATCTGGACTGCCTTGATGCCATTATGTCACAGGCTTTCCGTGGAACGCTTTACAACTCCGATCCGACACTGGTACTTGGATTGATGGGTAAAGACGCGCCGAACTCTATTGAAACCGGCTCAGGCGTTGCCCTTGTGCTTGACCCCACAATGAAAGAAGACGCCAAATTACTTGAAATGAATGGGACCGGCCCGAAGACCGGACTTGAAATAGAAGAAAGAATCCGCAAAACGATTTTGCGTGACGTTCGGTGCGTACTGCCAGAAGAACTTGTGAACGCGAATACAGCGTCAGAGATTCAGGCGCGTATTCAGGCCATGATTGACCGCGTTGACCGGCTTCGTGAGAATTGGGAAACCCATGTACTTAACCTTATGGAAATGATGATTAAGGTTTTGAACATGACAACCGATGACGGCGTTGCGACGGTTAGTTCCGTTCCGTGGCTTCGTGGCGTTGAAATCCCGACTGCTGAAATCATGTTTGAACTTCAATGGCCTGCGCTATCTGAAATCGACGAACACAAGATTCAGGCAAAGGTATCCGCTTATGTGTCCGCGATTGTCGGCGGTATCATGTCCCGTGAAACGGCGGTTAAGTTGGTGGCGTCTGACTTGGGATATTCCTACCCTGAAGAAGAACTTGAACGCATTGTGAAAGAAAAAGAAGACGAATTTTTGAACATGGCGAAGACGGCCCGGAATTCCATGATGTCCAGAAACAGTTCACCGCCGAAGAAAGTTGCCGAATCGCCGGTTGGAATGAATAACGATGCTGACTGAAATTCCGCAGACTTTACATGACTTGCTTGCCGAACAGTCTGTAGAGATTGAGGAGTTTCTTGCCACGTTCACCGCTGAAAAACTGAAACCGATTCTGGACGACGCAAGGGAAATAGTGATTGCCAAACTTGCAGACCTTCGTAAACGTGGCTCACCTGAATTGACTATAACGATGTACAAGAAACTGTTGGCTGAAATTCAGAACGCTGCCTTTGCGTCAGGGGCGCAACTCGGTCAGGCGTTGGACGAAGGGATCGACATTGCCGATAAGATGGGCTTTACAAACTTCGTCGCTCAGTTATCCGTTGCCGCCGCAGCGTCCGGCCTGAATGATGCCGGTGAACTGGTTGACTTGTTGAAGATTCAGGGAAGTTCAAGGCTTCGTCAGATAAACGAAGCGCGGAAGTTGCTCACTGCCGACGAAACGGCCTTGTACACCGCCGAACAGATTGCGACGGCTGAAAGGACGCTTACAACAGTTTTCATAAGTGGCGGCACGTTTGATGACGCTGCAGATGCGCTTGTGTCCAATGCTGACGGTACTCCGTGGGCCGCCGCTGAATGGAAGGGTGAGCGTCTTGCGCGTACAGAACTAATGAGAGCCATGAACAGTACGGCGATAGGCGCAATCGACGAAGGCGCAAAGACAATGCCGTTGGGTAAACAGTGGTATGAATACTGCGTCGGCCCAAATTGGGGTGAAGGACTTGGAATTCCATATCCCGGCCCTGCTACTCCATTGGATAAGCGGGTCGGACGGGATTCAAAACGGATGCACGCTCAGGTAGTCATTGGCGATCAAATGTGGATTGATCCCGGACGCGGGATGCAATATGCGGATGCACCTTCAAGGCCAAACGGCAGAGAAGTTATTATTCCGTTTATTTTGACTTGATTTTCGTTTGAAGATGTATCATTTTGATACAGTGTAGCGAGGTAACACTATGGGCGTTTCTGTAAATACCGCGATTACGATACTGATTGCGCCGACTTCGGTAAATGGGTTTCCTTCCGGCACTACAAAGGTTGTGGACGTGAAGGACACTGTTTTTTCAAAAGTGGATACGTCCCTGATTGTGCTTGCTGCAAGCCCTGACATCAACATCATGCCGCAGGGTATGACGAAGGCGACTCAGGTTTACATCAAGGGTAATGGTGTGTTCAATTTGAAGGTTACGCCGGTCGGGGGATCGAGTGTAACAATTCCATGTCAAGACCTCATCCTTTTGAAGAACACAGGCGTTGGCTTTTCAGTCCTTGCCATGAATGGTTCCGGGGATGCTGAGGTCGTAATTTTCGGGGAGTAGTGCAATGTCTGAAGAAAACAGGGGGCCGGATGACTTTGAGGCTTTCAAGCGCACAGCATTGAAGGCGGCTAAGGACGCAGCGAGACAGGCGGCAGTTGAACAGTTTTCAGACCTGCTTGAAGAAGCAGGTTTCAAGACTGCCGCTGAATTAAAAGCGTTTGTGAAAGACACAAAGAAAGGGCTGGTTACTGCGGAAGTTCCGATTGTGACACCGATTGAAGGAATAAAAATGACTGACGTTCCTGATCCCACAAAGGTTGCTACTGAAAAGTTGGCAAGCGAAGCAAAGGTTAAGGAAAGCGTAAAAGTCATGGCAATGTTGATTGCTGCCGGTGTCAAGGACGATGACCTTGATTGGGCGGTTTCCCGTTTTGAAGCGAAAAAGGCCGATTTGCCGCCTTCGGGGGTTGCGACCTTCGGCGTTGACGCTTTTGTATCGGAGTTGAAAACAGCGCAACCGACAATGTTTGTTGTGCCTGATGCAACTCCGGTTGTCCCAGTGGTTCCCATTGTAGATGGTGTTGTGCCGCATACAGGTACACCGCCGACAAGTGGTAATTCCAATACGCCTCCACCTGCGCCACCTCCCGCTGGCTACAACGCCAAGGGTAAAACCCCTGCGGAAAACGATGCTCGGTTAAGGGTTTTGGGTATTAATGTGTAAGGAGTATTCAAATGAGTACAGTATTTAGTGCGTTTCCGGAAGTTCAGGCAATAATTCAGGAAGGGCTGCTTGAAAGCAGGTTGCTTCAGGCTCTTTATCCGTCCCTGCGTTATCGCAATGCATTTACTCAGATGCCATGGCTGAATAAGGCAAGTTCGGCGTATGTCACCCGTAAGGGCGATGCCGTCCCGAACCTGACTCGTTTTGCTACCAGAACCGATCCGACGCCGATGACCATCACTGACGAACAGTTTTTGGTCGAAATCGGCCCGTACTTCCCCTATACCGGCGACTTCAGCGGTTTTGAAAGCGGCCTTTCGATTGCCGCTGACTTGGTAGATCAAGTTACTCGCGCCGGTCGTGCTGGCGCAAAGGGTCTTGACCGCCTTTCCAGAAACAAACTGTTCAACGCGGCCCTTGCAGGACAGACCCTTTGTTCTGCCGCTGTGAATAACAGTACGACAGTTCCGGTGCAGGACATCAATGGATTCGGTATTAAATTCAACGGCGTTACTCAGTTTGTGGCGGCTACTGTTGCTGCACCGCAGGCTGTGTACTTCTGGACGGGCGCTGCTTTTGAAAAAAAGTTTGTTACCGCTGTTACGCCGACGACTCCCGGACTGACCTATGGGCCGGGTACATTGACCATTTCTGTTGCTGGTACTTATCTGACCAAGACGCCGGTTATCGCTGAAAGTGCTTCAACGATTTTCCGTTCAGGTGGCGGATACGGTATTGATGATGTTGGTTCCACTGACATTATCACCATCAATGACGTGATGCTTGCTGTTTCCGAACTGGAAACCCGTAATGTCCCGAAGTTCCCCGATGGTACTTACCACGCCTTCATCGGCCCGAAAGCCAAGTACCAGTTGTTTCAGGATTCGACCTTTGAACTTCTGGAAAGAGGCCGTGGCGCAGAAGGAAGTCTGTACGGTGGATTCACGATCAACAAGGTCGCTGGTTGCACGTTCTTTGAAACCAGTGAAGCGCCGAACAGTTCCACGGTTCCGACTGTTGCCGCAAATAAGGGTATTTGGAGTGCGCCACTTGTGAATACAACCAGTATTCCGATTGAACGTACCATTATCTGTGGCGACGACTTTGCGTTTGAATACAGCAAGGTTGTGGATGCTCAGAACAACGGGAAGAACGGGACTATCACGAATAACGTGGTTGCAATGCCGAACGGCGTTACCGTGAACACCGACAATCTTTCCCTGATTCTTCGTTGGCCGATTGACCGTAATCAGGATGTTACCAGTGTGAACCTGAAGTTTGAAGGCGACCACGTTTGTTCGACTGACTATCTGGCCGGTGGCGCACCCGCCTCTCTGCTTGTCCCGGACGGCGTTACTACTCCGTCTGCCGCGTACAAGAGAGCCGTTGTCATTGAACATTCCGGCGTCTGATAAGTAAGTCCCGAATTGGAGTTTACCCAACTCTGATTTAGCCCCTGACCTGATCGCGGGTAACGATTAGGTCAGGGGTTAGTTGACATCGTAAGGTGTCGAGGGTGCCTGTTCTTTGATGAACGCCCCATGATCCGAAGTCCCCCGCTTTGTGTGTTGGGGTAATGGCGGCGAAAGCTGGAGAAGTGGCGGTTGCTTATGGCGGCGCGTCGGCTGCGTCATGGCTTGACCACGGCAACGGGGTTAGGAAACGCTTGAAGCGATAGACAATCGCCACTTCTTCACCCGGAACGTAAAGGAGTTTCAAAAATGGTTGAAGCCAGATTGCTTAAAACCCTTGACGCAATGCGATATGCGAATGTTAAGAAAAACAAGTTTGCCCCGAAAAAGGGTGACTTGCTTCTTGATGTGTCAGATACCGGGATTCGTGCCGTTCAGGTCGTAGAGATTTCGTATGTTGAATTTGATGGTCGTTTGATAACTGTTCAACCCGGTAAGGTTTACAATTTCAACCAGGTTGGACGTGGAATAGTGCAGGACTGGATTTCCAGACTTGGTTTATCTGTTGTCTGTTTTGGCGAAAAGTTGACCCCGGCTGAAATCAAGGTTGCTGATAAGATTAAGAAAGAAGAAGAAGCGGCTGCGGTTCCCTTCCGTGTTGATTTTACGCCGAAAGAAAGAAAACCTGTTGCAATAGTACGGAAATCTAAGAAAGCCAAGAAGGGGTAGCGTATGGCAATTTCCGATTACGAAAGGGCCAGAATTAAACATCACCTTCGATTCCCCGAAGTCTTTACGGTTTCGGGATTCATGGCTGGTTCGCCAACTACAGTTGAAGACCTTTACGGCATTGACGGCTCGATTAACAATATCAGGCCCGAAGCAGAAAGCATTGTGCGCGATCAGATTTCGATGTGCGATACTGCTGAAAACCAATTAAATTCAATGGGTTGCCACTTGAGTGTCGGCAAGGTTGGCAACATCACGATGCGTGAAGATGAACTGAAACAGCGCAGAGAGTTTTACGACTACCAGTGTAAGCGGCTTGCTGACTCGCTCGGTGCTGACTTAAATCCGATGGGCGCAACGGGTTCCAATCGCAGGAACATTAACAGGAACATGTCATAATGAGTTGCAACTTGGTCGATAGCCTGATTTCGTGTATTGACGAAGCAAGGTCTATCCCTACGCAACTTGGTGTCCAAACAGATAAGTTCTACGTTGTTTCCGAAGTGATGAATGAAGTCACGAAGGATTGGACTGAAACGAACCGCCTTGAGATACTGCCGTGTCCGAACGTGGTTGGCGAAAGTTCAATTCCGTGGAAGGCGATGCCTGCCGGTCGTATGCTGAATGGCAGATGCACCGCTTATGGCATATCGTTGAAGTACACCCGCGAACAGTTAGCCCCTAGAAGCGACGAGAAGGCGTTTAGACTGCATTACGAACTTGTGGCAACCGACGGTCACAAAATATCGTTTGCGGCGTCCTGTGAGCCTTACGAAGACCGTGAAAGCATACAGTGGACGATTGAGTTGCAAACAACAAGCCCGTCGTCAAGGAGGTAGCGAATGTCAACAATTACGCTATCCCTGAAAGACTACCCGACGTTCATTCTTTCTACAACGAAAGCAAGGCGCGAAGTGTTCAAGTTTGCGGCTGTTTCAACGGCAATGTGGGCTTGGGCGAAGTGCGTTGTTAAAGCAACAGAAGTTGGCGCAGTTGACCGTGGCCGGTTTAGAGCCGGTTACGTTGTAAAGACATATCCCGGTAGGGCGGGCGTGTTTCTTGCCAAACTTTCCAACCCCGTACCGTATGCCGGTTACGTCGAACAAGGTATGCCAGCCGGTGTAGTGCCGTCGCCGGATGATAAGATTGTTGCAGCGATTCAGAAGTGGACAGCGCGAAAGATTATCCCGCAGTTAAGTGGTACATTCAGCAAAGACGAAGTTTTTATGATTGGCAAGGTCATTCAGAGAAAACTTCACGAAAGGGGTTACGAAGGCCGTCCGATTCTGACTGACCCCGTAATGCGAGCGCAGATTGTGACGAAGACTCGGTTCAAGATTCTTGAAGGTATGGCGTTGCGTAATCTGAAAGGCTCGATGGCGTTAAGGAGTGCAAGAGTTGACCTCAGTTAAATACCAATACCAGCGCGACCTTGACGAAATTACGGCTATGATTGACGGGATGGCTTTGTACCTTGAAAACGTGCAGTACGCGCCGGGTAAAACCGTGAAGGTTATCAACAGGCCGTCTGCAACGCGGGACATGGACGCTGAAATCCCGTGTGTCTATATCGTTGTAAGCGGTTCGTGGGAACGGTTTCAGCCAACCCTTGTTAAGACTTCCATAGTTGAAAACGACGCTTTAGCCCGCGTAGCTGAATTCACAGGCAAACTCGACCTTGTGGTAATTTCAGACAATCAGGACGTTCGCTCAGTATTAATGCTTGCAATCAGGGAAGCCCTTGACCCTGACATAAGATACACAAATACCGATGGGGTTTCGATACCGCTTCCAAGATACTTCGGGGGATTCACATCATTAAAAGGGGTTGTTATCAATTCGGAAATTGATGATAATCCTGAGAGTGTGCTGTCTGGCGAATTTAATGGTAATATCTCATTCAGTTGCGATATGCCAATATTCAGACAGTGTTGGCTTGCAGAAGGTGTCCCGACATTTAGAGTTAAATTGTCGGCTGACGAGGAGTAGATAAAATGCCGATTACCAGACGTTATACAGAAATGCCAACTGATGACACGATGCTTCAGATTGAAGGGCTTGTTATTGTTGACGATACTCCGCCTTCTGCGGTTTCGGGTGCATCTTCCAATGAAATATTCATGGCCGCTGAAACGCTGAAAGGGCCGTACCTGACGCCGACAAGGTGTAACACACAGCAGAAATACTTTACCACGTTCGGTTCGTTCAGTGATTACAGCAATCCCGGTGGCGCAAGACCCGCGCCGGGGAATGGCGGGACCATACCGCTTGATGGTAACGGCTCTTTCGCTGTTTATGGTGAAAAGCATGGTCCGCTTGTCGTTGTGCGCGTTGATGACCGCGTTGGTACTTGCTCAATCGTTGTTACATCGAATGAAATCACAACCGGCGTTTACACAGACCCGCGTGATGTACTGGTTCCGGCTGGACTCCGCGTTTCCACGGCGAATGACGCTGATATTTTCGCGCTTTGTGATGACATTCAGATTCTTGCGGCTGACTTCACAGGCAATGGGCCGTATGTTGCAACGAAGACTACGAAGGCAATTCGCAGACTGATTGGAACGAACGCTTCACCGACGCTGACGAAGTGTCCGACCGCTGACGCCGCGCACATTGACGGCTTCACAATTTCCGCTTCTACAGCGTCCGCGATTGTGGATCTTAATGACGTTGATATTCTTGGCAATTACGAAGACGCTATTGAACTTGCAAAGCAGTCGATTGCTGACAACAAGAATATTTCAATGGTCGTGTCCGCAAGGCATGAAGCGGCTGACGTTTCTGTTCCCACAAAGTTACACGAAGTCGCGGAAGCTCGTTCTGCCAATGGCAAGGCTTGTATCGCTATCGTTGCGCCGCCGCTTAACACAGCGCTTGCAACAGCAAACGGCACATCAGGTATTGGCGTCGGCAATGTGGCATTTGGCCGCAGTGACCGCACAGTGTATGTGTGGCCGGGTATGCAGAAGATTATCGGACCTTTGAAGACCCTGGACAGCACGGAATCGCAGACAACTACGGGCCTTGTGAATTGGCCTGCTGACTTTCACGCTGCAGCGCTTATGTCGCAGATTAATCCTGAAATCAACCCCGGCATCCAGCACGTCACCAATGCGATTATCAACGGAACAGAAGTTGGTTCCAACATTGCGACACTGGCGATGGAAGATTACATGGACCTGAAGGCCGGTGGCGTCATGGCGATCCGCATGGATTCAGCCGGTCCTGAATTCCAGTCTGGTATCACTTCGGTTGACCCGGCTCTGTACAGCACACGGAAGAACATTTCCAGTCGGCGCATGCGTGACTTCATTCAGGATTCACTTGCAGTCGCTTGGGGTCCGTATGTGAAGCAGTTGATGTCGCAGCAGTGGAAAGACGATCTTTACGACATAACCGATGATTTCCTTCGTGGCCTGAAAGACGCGAAACCGAATCAGAGGATCAAAGCGTACAAGATTGACCTTTCCAGCAATACCGACGAACAGGAAGCCAAAGGACTGTACTTCATGGGTATTCAGGTCACGCTGGTTCCGAACAATGAAGTTATCGTGTTCAACGGCCTGATTGGTGAAACTGTTGAAATCACAGAGGTTGCGTAATCATGGGTTGCAAAGGCAAAGGCACAAAGAAGGGCGGCTCTGGAAAGGGCGGCAAGTGAGGTTAAATCATGGCTTTACGCGGTAGAAATACAGTTGTAACCCTGAAAGGCAACGGCGGCTCGACAATAGCTGGTACGGTTGAAGGAAACGACATTACGGCCTTTTCGTGGCAGACCAACGTAGATGTCAAGAAAGATGACTACTTGGGAAATCAGACGAAGAAGCATGAAGAAGTGTACCAGGATGGGACGGCGAAAATCACGCTTAACCACCTGAGTTCAACGGTTGCTTCCTTCATTCTGGCTCTTGGTCAGAGGGCAAGACAGGAAGTATCGTTTGACGTTCGCATTACGTCCAAGTTCGATTATCCTGATGGCACAACGAAGACTTACCTTTTCAACAAGTGTAAGTTTGCCGGTGCTGGTATGGACTCGAAGGGGCGCGAAGACAACGTAGATACGACCTTTGATATTTCGTTTGAAAAGCCCGAACCCATTGCCTGATTCAAAGGATAATGCTTTATGGCTCTGCGTGGAAGGGACACAACAGTTAGTCTATCAACCGGCTTGTTGGAACAAGTTCTGGAAGGTGATGACGTTGTGTCCTTTTCATGGCAGAACCGTCAAGACGTAATCGGTAGAAGGCATTTCGGGCAATCGCACGACCATCATGAAGAACGGTTTAAGGACGTTATGATTAAGATGAAACTCAATCATAAGAATCCTACCGTACTTCAGTTTTTGGTCAATATTTCGTCAAGAGGGCGTCAGGAAACTTCGGGGATGGTAGTGAAGGCCACAACGAAGTATAAGATGCCGAATGGCGAAACGAATAAGATTCTGTTCAATGACATAAAGTTTGAAGGCGCGGGGATGGATTCAGACGATAGAGAATTGAACGTAAGTACAGAACTGGTTGGGTACTGTCACATTGCAGAACCCTTAACGAGTATTGTTTAACACACGGGGAAAAGGGGAATACACGATGTCCAGATTGATGATGAAGTTCACGGTTCCTGAATCAGTGGCGAAGATGGATAAGATTGCGTCTATTACAATTCGTGAATTGTCAGCCGGTGAAAGGCTGGAGTTGTTTACGAAGTATCCAAATGACTTTGCAACGGCTTCTTTTGTGCTTCACGATATATCCATTGCGGAAATCGACGGCGTGGCTGTGGATCGGATTAAGGCCACGGCAATGCGCGAAAAGGCGTCATCGAAGTTGCAGGAACTTATCGGTTCGGCATACAACGCTGTGAATATGCCTACCGAACAGGAACGCACCAGTTTTTTAGATTCTGCCGAAGTTATAGTCAGTTAAAGGATACTGGCAACGCTTCGGATAAGGTTTCCTACGAACGAATCCGCATGGTCTATGAAATGTCGTCGGATGACTGGCTTCAGGCGGAGTTAAAGGCCGCTTTAAGCACGAATAAGAGCCGGTATGAAGAATTGTGGGAGGCAATCATGTATTGCACCTACAAGGGCCGTATGCCGCTTAAAGACGTGCTTCGTTTGTCATTGTCAACGCTTGGCACAACCATTAAGATATTGAATAAGTGGGGCGATACAAACGACCCTGAAGATGATTGAGGCGGTGAGGCGATGGCAACCACAAGTGATAAAGTAGTCGTAGAATCTATATGGATACTTCAGGATCACGCTTCCGGTTCCGCCAAAAGCATGGCCAACCATTTCAATCTGTTAGGCAGTCAAATCCGCATAACCAATGGCCATTTGCGGGTTACGCAAACGCTGATAGGTACTGCCGCTTTTGCTGGTGCCGCTTACGGGTCATTCCGCCTTGCGAAATCAGTTGTGTCGGCCAATCTTGAACTTGAAAAAATGAAGTATGGGATTGGCGCGATTCTGTTGCAGTCACAAAAACTTGGATACATTCCCGGCAATAAATACAAAGACATGAACGATTCCTTAAAGGAAGCGGAAGGGGTTTATCAGCGTTTGTATGTGTATGCTCAGAAGGCAGTCGGTACGGCAGATGATTACACAAGCGCATGGCGTGACATTGCAATGTCTGTATCAAAGGCCGGTGGCGGAATTGCGGATATTGAACGTGTCGCACAACTGATTGTGCCGTTGTCGAAACAGTTAGGGTTAATACCTGAAAACGCTTACCGTGACATTCAGCAGTATCTCACAGGCCGAATGACTGTTCGTGACGTTGTGCCACGTATGATTGGACTTGGCAATGATCCGAACTACGCCAAGATGACAGACTCGGAACGCCTCAGCAAACTTATCACAGCGTTGGAAAGCGGACGTGAGGGTGCAAAGGCTTACGAAAAGACATTTGAGGCGCAGGCTGATACGTTCAAGTCATTGTTTGTGCAGTTGCAGCGTGAAGGTGGAAAGGGGTTATTCGACCAAATTAAGCAGGACATGATGGCGTTCAATCAGAAATTTCTTGGCAACGAAAAACAAATTTATGAAGTCGCTCGTAGCGTTACATCAGAATTTACGAATATGTACATTCATGTGAAAGACGCAGCAGTTTGGACCGCTGAAAATTTCGATAAGATTTTAGCTACCACAAAAGAAATTGTGACCTTTTGGGCCTATATGAAGGTAGGACAAGGGATTGCGGGTGCCGCCAAATATATGTTTGATTTGAATACTCAATTCAAGGCTTGGGGCGGAGTTGCTAAATTGACATCAATGGGAGTTGGTGGACTCGCTACGCAAATGTGGGCGGTTGGTCCCGCAATTCTAGCTGCTGCTGTAGCAACGGGAACCGCAGTTCGGATATGGATGAAAATAGCAAAGGACTTAACTGCTGAAGCGGAAACGAGACAAGAGATTGCGGACATGGACAACATGACGGTGAACCTTGAAGTTCAACGCCGCCTTGCGGGAAAGCGTCATATTCCGTTTGAAGAATTTCAAAAAATGGAAAAAGAAGCGGCAGAAATGGCTGCTGGACAGCAACGCGCAGAAATGAATACGATTCCGAAAATTGGCGTGATGTTCGGTGGTCGTGGCGGTATCTATTCTGGTTCGTTTGCTCGTGACGACGCTTATATCAATGCCAACGATGATAAGGTAAAGCGGGAAAATATCCTTGCTCGAATGATTACTAATTGGTACAAGCAAAACCCAAGAGAGCAAAGTGGGTTTGATAGTGGACTCGGAGTACCAAAGGATGTCAATGTGAATAACGACTTCCGTGGTTCCAGAATCAACATTACCGTGGATTCCCGCCATGCCGATCCAAACCGTGTTGCTGCGACGGTCATAAGCGCACTTGGCAGGGCTGCGAAGTCAAGAACCGGGTCGAATATGATGCCCGCTGGCTCAGTGGCAGGTGGATAAATGAGTGTAATTTCAGACGCCATATCTGTTTCCGCTGTGAGCCTTGCGGGTGACTTTCAATATATATCGTTGTTCATTGAAGAACTTACGGGGCAGAAGCGTCAGATTCAACTGTTTGGCGCGTCAATGCCGCTTGGATCGATTGATGGTGGCGTTGAACAGAATACGGCTGTGACAAAGTATCCCGGCACGTCGAAGACAACGATTCACGTCATGGGTGCGTCCGAAATACCGACTACGTTTAAGGGCCATTGGTCGATTGAAGAACTGACTGCGAACCCATTCATTCTACGCTCGATGACTGACGGGGATGAATTCGTAGATTCGCCGTCCAAAGCAAGGGCGTTGTTTGACAGCCTTTGCCGTTCTGGACAGCGAGTTTCCGTTTATTGGAACGCGCCAAATGAACTATCTGTGCCGGGATTGGCAAACATGGCCCTTCCTATTGCCGTAATCCGCAAAGGTATCATCAAGGGCGCAAAGTGGTCAGAAGCCAAGTGGTCTTCGATTGATTGGGAACTGTCGTTTGAATGGGACGAAAGCGATATTCAGACTACGCCGGTTCCGTTGCTGCCGCCGTCGATTCCGATTGGCAATTTGCTCAGTATGATTAACAACATCATCAGTCAGATTGATGGATTGGTTGATGGCATCCTTGCGGATATAAACGATGTGGTTGACGGCGTTACCGGCTACTTGAAGATGATTGAAACCGCCGTTTCAGACATTACGGAATTGGCGGGTAATATTGCTTCATTACCGGCTGATACGGCGAACAAGGTGCTTGGTGGTTTGAATGGCATAAAGAACACGTTTGACGAAATGGTTGTCATGTCGAATCAGGTTGCGACGGCATACACGTCAGTTGGAGATACTTGGAATACTTTGGCGCCAGACAAAACACTTATTGATTTCATCTATGGCGATAAGGACGAAGCGGACGGCGCGGACCAAGTAGGAAAAGCCGCTGCGGTTTCATCCTTGAAACAGCAACTCGACGAAGTTCAATACGAACTCGAAAAACAGATACGGAACTGCCAGAAAATCGTTGAAGCCAGTGCGGTGCAGGATGTTTACGTTATTGCTAAAGCCGGTGATTCCTTCCAGAAGTGGGCTGTTCAGTATGGGATTAAGAATTGGCTCACGATTGCTCTTGCAAACGGGCTTTGGGATGACAACGTAATTCCCGGTGAGACGTACCGTATTCCTATGGCTGCGAGGTCGTAAGGCATGATTTACCGCCCTTTCATGGCCGCGTTGCTGTATCTACGCCTTGAAGAATACGGGCAGGAAATCAGTGATGTTATCGTTACAAGCCCGTCTGATCCTACAACACAGAAACTTCCAAGTGGATTCACGCTTTCCCCGGCGAATTGGCAACCAAACGGCAAGAATGACGAAGTAACGATTGACGGGAAGCCGACAAAGACGGTTTGGCTTTCTGTTGTGCCGTCGCAAGCGAAGTGGCTTAGAAACGAAGCGATGGAAGCTGATACGCTCGACCTGTACTTTGACCTTGCTGATTTGCCGATTGACCCGCGCATTATCCGTTCGTTGGGCGTGGCCTTCTTTGCAGGGTTGTACAAACCGGAAGATTTTGAAGTCATGATGCTGGGCAAAGGATGGCCGGATTATGTCTTCAAGAACGAAAACCTTAGATTTTCAGGCTTTGCGGACGAAATAAAGCAGACCGGCGACGAACTTTCGATTAAGTGCCGGGACATGACCGGAATTCTGATTGATACGCAAGTTCCTACTGTGGCGTACCGTGATATTGTATGGGAAGGGTACATTGAAGAAGTAATTGCAAGTGTTGTACGGACTCTGCCAGCCTTCATTGGAATACCGATTCTTTGCCGTGACTTTGACCCCGGCACAATTCTGTTTCAACCACATATCAGAGCTTTGGTTCCAGTCAGAGGAAAAAAGGTTCAGGGTGAAACGGGCGACACTTCAAAGAAGCGTAAGGCTCGACGTGCGCCGAAGATTAAGCAAGAGAAGTATTGGGATTTGTTGACCGATATTGCGGTGCAGTCTGGCTTCGTAATTTACTGCGATGTGAGGCCGGGAAGTTCAACGCAAGGGCCGGTTACTCGCATTGTGCTAACTCAGGCGGACAGCCTTTTTAACGAGTACAACAAAAGTTTGGTTGACTACGGCGATTACATCAAAATGTCACCGGCTGACGGGCCTAAAAAGGGCTGGAATTGGGCCGAACCTTCGGGACGCTCGACAAGTAAAGCTATTAAGGTCGGTGGCGAAGATTACAAACCACAAGGGATGCTTTTCATCCACGGCGACAATCTGAGTGTCTGCGACTACACACGAAACCTGTCTGACGCCGCCGTTGCCACGATTGAACTTGTGTGTCAGGACGGAAACAAGATTATCAGATCGCGCTTCCCGAAAGATGGCACGAATCCGATGTCTTTGTTTCCTACCGCTGCGTGGGCTTCGGATAAAGCACCAAAAGTTTTCGTTGTTAGTGGCATTGTGGGCGTTGCAGGCGAAAACGGTGAAGTATCAATCGAAAAAGCCCTCTACGAAGCCGCCAAACAGACCTTCTACGCGCTTGGCAAGGGCGAGATGGAGTTACACCTTGAAACGGCTGAAATGACCTCTAGCGCGGGTGTAGAAGGCATCCCTGACGTGTTGAACTTGAAGGCTGGTTTTCCAATCGAAGTGCTTCACGCGGCGGGAACGGATGAAAACAAATTCGATCCCCGTGTTGACTTTGCAGGAATGTCGGAAAAGCAGTTTGCGGACTATCTCAAAGTGAAGTGGCCAAAAAATGAGGCTGCTGCCGAAGCAATCGCTCACGCCATGCTTGGACAGGGCAAAAGTTCTGCCGAAGCAATCGAAGCCGGTCAGAATCTACTGACGCGGGTTTGGTTTACGAAGAAAGCAGATTTCAATTTTACGGCTGAATCGTTTACAGTATCCATAGACGCGGTGAATTACGTTACTCCGCGAATCACGGCTTGGATTAAGAAGGATTCAAAGTGAGTGGATTAAATGACTTCAAAAAGATGATGGCAAGTGGAGTGCCTCACTCTGTCCAACTTGGAACAGTGAAGGATATTACCGCCGACGTTGACGGCATCTTTCTTGATGTTGATTTCGGCCCTGACGAAGAACCCATTTCGTGTGAATGGATAAACCTGTATGCTGGCAAAGACTTTGGATTGTATCTGCCTGTATCTATTGGGGATTTTGTCACTGTGTTTATTCCAGATGGGGATACTTGCGGTCGGCCATTTTCATTTGGTGTGATGAATGACGAAGCGGTGACGATTCCGCAGGACGTTCTGGACAGCCCCGATGACGTTTGGCTGATAATGAAGGAAGGTCAGAACGTGCGAATTCGCACATCTGGAACGAATAACGAAACGTCGATTCAGTCAAAAATGGTAAGGCTCGGTTCTGAAACGGATTCTGAAACAGATCCGCTTACAAAGTGGCCTGCTTTGAAAACCTTTCTTGATGACCTTGTAGGAGCCCTCGGTACAGGGGTGGCGGGAACAAATAATGTAACTTGGAACACATCAATTCCCACTGTTCCAAGTGCCGGGACAACAAACGTAGAGGGGAAATAAAATGCCTGACCTTGGCGTATTGCATAAATCTCCGAATGGACGCAAACTTTTAATGGGAAACTTGAATCGCCCGACTACACTTCGGGTCGTAAAGAGGTAGGAAAATGGGACATGCTGTACAAGGTGACATTGCAGTTGGGGGTGCGGCAAACGGCTGGACGGCTTGCATGTACCATCTTTATACATTTTTTAATACTTGGCTTCCTGCGAATTATTCAGGACGCATTACGATTGTGGATTCCGATCCGGGTTCAGGCGGAACTTGGGTTGATGAAACAACGGTCACTGACGATGCCTTTATTGTTGTTGAGATGGTCGATGAATGGTCGGATACAACGCAATGGCAAGCGGTTTTTGCTGTTCGTGATGCAAATTCAGCAGGCACACTTGGAAGTACAGTCGGGGCGGTTGCTATTCCAAGCGACGGATTGTGGTGTGGGTTGGCCCCGCAGGGTGGATGGGACGATGTAACCCGGACGTTCGGAAGTGAAGCATTTACGGGACTGAGATTTGTAAGAGGACGGTCTTTAGACGCCGCTGGTTCAGCCTTGATCGTTGATCCTTTGATGAACTTTGGATACATGGATCGTGTCGATTCAGCAGGATTGATTGATAATGGCGCTTTGTTCGTTCATATTCGTATCGGTGGTATTTACGCAGGTTCATTCATCGTTGGTGCCTTCAGTCCATTTAATGACTCCCGTTCACTTCCATGTATGCTGGTTGCTGGAATGCCTGTGCCTTTTGGTGCGGCAGATACTTATGGCGGTTCAGGTGCAGCGGGAACTGTGCCTAATAAAACCGTACCGGGAACATTTGAACTCGCTCAATGTGATGCCGCTGTTACGCTTGATGGGTTGTTAATTGATGAATACGGGGAATACAGCGGATACCCGTTACTGTGGACGAACAAGACGCAATTAAATTCTCTTGGTTGGTTCGACGGGTTGACTCGCATTGACACCGCAACAGCTTTAGGCTCTACATTTGATTCTGGCTTAAAGTGGGCTTGTACAGCCCTTGCATGGCCGTGGGGTGTTGACGTGCCGACGGTGTGATTAAATGCCTGATTTGGGAACATTACATATAAGCCCTTCGGGTGAAAGACTCGGTGCAATCAAACTTAATGAGTTGCTTTATTCCGGTGAGCCAAAGGCTTCCCCGGTGTTCGGATACATGGATTCGTCGTTATCAGTTGTGGTGCGGTTCAATCAGGGCGTAGCATCAGTTGATGATTGCGAACCTTTTGATGTTTTGAATCCTGCTTCGTATGAAATAACCGGCGTCAGGGTTTTAACTGTCCTGCAAGTAACCACGCATGAATACAGATTGATACTGAATACATGGCCTTGTTACGCTTCGAATCTGTTTGGTGTTCGTGTCTTGGTTGACGGTATTGACGAAACAATCAACGTAATGTCGATTGTGGAAAGGCCAAGTACATCTCTGAATACTATTCAGGCTGATTATCTTGACATCAGGGCGAATATGACCGGAAGCAACGCCGGTTCGCTGGACATTCAGGCCGGTGATTATTCCATGTCTGGTACGATTGAAACCATCCGCAAGTTGATACTCGAAATAATGCTTGTGAAGCGTGGTGAAATGCTGCATGACGTGGAGTTTGGAAACCTTGTCAGAATTAAGAACTTGCAGAACGCATCGGACTTGGTTGAACAGGGCCGGGATATTCGTGACAGAATAATGAAACTCCCGCATGTTGTGGCGTGTTCGGTTGGTTCACAATTTGGAACAAATGCCGGTGATGGGATTGTGATTTTCACGGCGAAGGTGAAGACAGCGCAAGGTACTGATTTGACCGTGAACTCGCAAGAGGGTGTATAAATGGATTTTCCAACCAGCGCAGAACTGTTTGAAATAGCGGTCAGAAAGGTTATCGCCACGAATCCCAAGATTGCCGAAGACTTGGCAAGGCAATCTGGAACTACCGTAAATTCGTTGCTTCAGGCTGGCGGGTTAATGGGTTCTACTCTGGTTGGAAAAATTGCGGAAGTTGCGGCAAATAGCAAACTTTCAACAGCGTCCGGTGCTGCGTTGCGTGAGTTAGTGTGGGATTGGTTCAGTATTGTGCCGATTGGTGCGAATCCGGCTGTAGTACCGATTAAACTGAAACCTTCTGGCGCAAAGACAGGGCAGGTGGCCGCTGGTACGATTCTGACCACGGCTAAAGGTGTTCAGTTTACAACGATTGACGGCATTACATGGTCGAATGAAGCCACTGAAAAAACAGTCGACTGTCAAGCTGTCCTTGCTGGCCCAAGTGGAAACTTAATTACAGGCTCAATTAACGCCTTTAAGACTGCCCCGACATGGGATACCGCAATGACGGTAACGCAGCCTGTTTGGGCTACGGGCGGTTCTGTTGCTGAAACCGATGATGAATTGAAGAAAAGGGCAAGTGGATTTTGGGCTGTGGCTCGATGTGGCACTATTGGGGCAATTGAATACGGTGCAAAGTCAGTACCCGGCATTAAAAACGCTTTGGCGATTGAAAGTCCGGTAATGGTCGGGAGTTATATTATCCCTTCGGTGAAATGGGTTACTCTGTACGTTTCCGACATAAATGGACAGGCTAACACTGTTCTATTGGCCGCTGTAACCGCTGAATTGCTGAATTGGCGCCCCTGTGGCGTGATTCCGACTGTTTCAGCGGGAACAGTTGTATTCCAGCCTATTAACATGACAGTTAGTTGTGAATCCAACGCTGACACCATAGCTGTGAAAGCAAAGGCAATATCCGTGATTCTTGCGTACATGGATAACCTTATTTACGAACAGAAGATGGACTTAGGGGCAATTGAAGCGGCTGTAATGAAAATATCCGGCGTTTCAAAGACTGTTCCGCCTGTCATTACAATTCCCACGTTAGACCAAATAGCAGGTTCAGGTGAGATATTCAGGACGAGTGAAGACTTGATAATGATAAGTTAGGGGTGATGTTGCAATGACGGCGGCTGAATTCAAAACATTCTTAATTCAGAATTCCGCACCTGAAATCATCAAGATTATGGAAAATCAAGATGGTTGGGAGATGGTGGAAGGGTACGCTGAGATTTGCGAACGTGTTTCTGACGCTTGTGATGCTTTCATGGAAACTTCGACGCCGGGAAAGGCTGTTTACGGGGCTTATTCAGACTTGGTTGTATCATTTACCAGAACCGGCCTTGCCGTGGCTTCTTTGGGTACTGGAACGATTCTGAAAGGGCGTACTGGAATTAGGTTCACATTGCTTGAAGATATTGGCTTCGCGGTGAACGATTTAGGGCCGTATTCGGGAAGTTGCAAGGCTCGGATAAAGAGTACACATGGAAACCTGCTTGCGGGTGAAGTGCTTTTTATTGAATCTACGCCGGATGGATTGACTTACGATCCAACGATTACAGCCACGGTTGTTTCGGCATCTGGTGGTAAAGGCCCGTCGCTGGAATGGATTGGCAATGAAAAAAACATGGCCCCGGCTGTGGATGAAACAGAAGCGCAATTCAGAAAGCGTTTTCGCACAATGTCTGAATTTGGAAGTCTGCCGGTAATTACTGCCGCTATTCACGCCATATTCCCTACAGCTCAGATTGTGGAAGCTGCGAACATGGCCTTCTTTGCTGATTATTCCTACACATGGGATTGGTCAGTAGATTTGTACAATTATCAGGGCGACGTTGTAATGGACGTGCCTACAAACGGATACATTGTACTGATTCCGTTTCAGATGGTCACAAGAACGGACTGGTTCTTTACTGATATTGACGCATTTACGGAATACAGTTATTGTGGCATGGACGATGTGATTACCTTGGACTTGGGTGATGGTCAAGGTGATGTTTCAGTGAATCCGGGGTCGGTTGGTGTGTGGCCTAAACTCGAACGGTTGAATAAAGCTCTTTCATCGTTGACGGCGGCTGGTATTTGGTACACGATTATGCCGTCTGAGGTAGTTTAATATGGCTCAATTCCAGAAGCGCTTTGATTATCGAAATCATGTAGCCGGTCAACTTGTAACGAAAGACGAACTTCTTGAAATACAGAAGTTGCAGTACCAGACTTATTGCAACATTGAGGCTGACAGATACGGCTTGAATCCCGATGGTTCGTTTACGCCTCACGTCATTTCAGGTTTGGTGCCGTCGATTGTAACGGGGCAACAGCAGATTAGAATCAGCCGTGGACACGGATGGATTACAAGGACTCTATCTAATTACGATGAGCGAATTCCGATTGTTCTTGAGGATGATTTGCTGGTTGATATTCCCGGTTCTGACGGGGCAGACCCTTATTGGTGCCACGTCTTACTGGAGAATTTGGTTGGAAGCATTGATGAAGCCTACGGATACGGTTCGGCTGTCACAAAAGACGTGGACAGCATACTCCACAATGTTCCTGTCCCTCTGTATGTTCATTCGGTGGGAACAACGGCAAAACTGAGTCCGGGAACACCGGCAGTAGCGCCAACTTGTAACGTGGTAATAGGTTCCTGTTACTTACCGATTGCCACGGTTTACATACCGGCTGGTTCTTCGGGGGAGATTGACGCCGCTGACTTGTACGACGTGCGGTGGTTTGCGCCGGGATATGGGAAGTTTGCGTATGTAAGAACAACCGGCGAAACTGTTTTTAATTTAACACGAAATTGGCAGAGTATTCGTGAAACGGTTGCGATAGCAGAAGGGGCGGGGGGTTGTATAGCAACACTAGGTTTGCCAAGTAATGATGTTTTCCCACTGATACCTGATTTATTGCCTAATATAAGCGCTTCCGGTGGTGAGTTTCCAGCATCCAAATTAATGGCCGCTGAACTTTTACCGATTACATCGGCCACAACAAATCCAATTGCAACTGTGGCCTTCAATGTAGGTACATTTGAAACGGATGGCTCTGGAATAGACGTTACAATTGAAAAACCAAAATGGATTTCAGTGGAATTTAACCCTGTAGTTTAAGGAGAATTAATAATGAGCATTTTCACAGCATTACAGAGAGCATGGGCCGCTAAAGCGGTTTTTGAAGTACCAGAAACTGAACGTCAGATGAACACCATACTTCCGGCATTGATGGTACATGCAGACGCCGCTATTGACGCCGAAGATGTGGTTTATGACCCTACCGTTTCAGGGTTGACAGCAACGGACGTTCAGGCTGCGATTGACGAACTTGCGGCAAGTCCCGGCGGTTCAGGCGCCCCCTACGGTGCTGAATTTTCAGTGGACAACAGCTGTGGCGGCCCCGGTACTTATGGCGAAACGGTGGCTATTGGCGGCGTACGCTATGATGCAGCCGGTTCTGCTGTCCCAACGGGACTGCGGTTTTTCGTGCGCATGCTCGACCCCGATACAAATCCTGCACCGACCCGCCTCACTGGTTCACTGGCCACGCTATTTTTCGCTGAAGATGGCGGCTCGACGAATACGGTTGCGACACTCGACATATCAGGCAGTGATTTCGTCGTGGAATCGACGTTTACAGTCGCGGCCCCTGCCGTTGCTGGACTTTGGATGGTAGGTCTAACTGTGATGGACACGGATGTTGTTACTGCCCGCGTGGAAGTTGATTTTGCATGATAGGGCGCAATGACAAATCTTTCCACAATTACACCCGGCGGCCTAGTCTTAGATAGTCTGGCGTGGGTTCCTACTTCATACATACAGCAGGTTGGTGTGCGAATTGGTGGCGCCCCCGTAATTGGCGGTGAACCTCAACTGCGAAGTGTTGATGACTTTGACGTGTATCAGGCCGTGAAATGCATTATAAACGGCGGTGATTTTAGAGGAACAGCATATTTCAATCGAGCCTGTAAGGATTTAGCGGCAGGTAAACTAGTACACCACGATTCAAAAACGCCGAAACAGATTGTGGACACAGAAAAACGGCTGATTAACCGCCTGATGAACATCATGTCTTATCGAGGTTATCAGTCGGGACTTGGAAAAGACCCGCTTGACGAAGTTGGAGTGTACATTGATGCAGATGGCCATTTGATAAAAGACTTTGGCGGTGTCCATCGTTTTAGCGTGGCAAAAGTTAATTGCCTGCCGCGTGTTTTGGTGTCGGTTCGATACCGAGATCCGAAGTGGATTGAGTATCTCGATTACTTACAGGGTTTCGCGTCAAGCGCTGTCGTCGGTTTGTACGAACAAGTGCCGCATCCTGACCTGAACCGGATTAAGTGTGTGAATCAACCGATGGCCCGCGCACAAAAACTAATTGATATGGCCGGGTTCGGCCTGGAAACGATGGTTGACATTGGCGCGAATTACGGCCAGATGTGCCACGCCTTTGAATCTGCCGGTTATCAGTGTACCGCCGTAGAAAACAACCCTGAAATCGGTTCTGTGCTGGCAAAATTCAAGGCCGCTTTGTACTGTAATTTTGATATTGTCACCACGTCAGCGCTCGACCTGCCAGAAATTAAGGCTGATGTTGTCGTAGCAATGAGCATATTCAGGCACTTGGTCAGACAAGTCGGCATGGCAGGGTTTGATGCGTGGCTCGGCAAGATCGACTGCAAGGTTTTGTTTATGTCAATGCCGCGATGGCCAGAAGACACGAAGTACCGATTGAAGGAATGGCCCGGTTCAGACTTAGATTTTGCTGAACACGTTGCACAAAAGCTGGAAATGAGAATCCACGCAGAGTTTGAAGATGGTTGCGCTGGCCGTACCCGGCGCGGGTTTGTGTTGAGGAAGTAAGCAATGGCGCGTCAAGTTCACGTTTGGGTTCCGACATATAATCGCGCCGGGATGCTTTACGATTTATTGACGGACTTGGAACGTGAGACAAAACAGCATCCGAGTCTGCTTGTAAGTATTTTTGATGATGGTTCGGCGGATGATTACTCTGCGTGTAAGGCGTTGATTGCCACACACAAAGGCTGGACGTTTACCAGTTTTGAACACGGCGGCAAGTTGCAGTATTGGCGGCTGATAGGTCGCGCGCATGCTCAGTTGAAAGCCTCGAAAGCGCATTATTATATCCAAATGGCCGATGACTACCGACTTTGTGAGCGTTTTGTTGACCAAGCGATTGAGGCTTGGGAATCAATTGACGACAAAAAGAAGATTGCCGTCAACATCGTGTGCGACGTGTCGCGCAAAAACCAGTCATGTTGGGGCAGCGAACCGCCAAAAACCTATAACGATTTCGTAACGCAAACCGGCTGGATTGACGGCGCGCAAATCAGCACCCGAAAATATTACTCACTGATCGATTGGTCATGCCCTGATACCGCTGAACGCATGGCGGCACATAAAAGTGGTAGAGGTTCGCAGGTTGGTTTTGTGATAAGTCAAGTTCTGGCCGCGCACAATATGAACATTTACCGCGTGATTAAGTCCCTGGTTGTTCACCGATTGGCAAAATCTGCGATGCATCCTGACATGAATCCGTGGCGGTGTGTGGGGATGATTGCAGATGATTACATTGATGGCCACGAGGCACACCAACGGTTGATGTACATGGATACTGTAACCGCGTCGCTTTGCAGTATTCCGTCCCGTGAAGGAATGTTGAAACGGTGCGTGGAATCGTTGCTGCCGCAGGTCAATCATATCAATGTGATGCTGAACGGCTACAGGCATGTGCCGGGGTTTTTGAAGCACGAGCGAATTACGGTCGAACGCAGTCAAAGAGTCGGCGATTACAAAAGCGACGGCCAGTTTTGGTGGTGCGAGTCTGTCAAGGGTTACAACTTTTTATGTGATGATGATTTGTGGTATGCGCCGAATTATGTCGCTTTCGCGCTGGCTTGGCTTGAAGCAAAAGACAGAACGGCGGTAATCGGTTATCACGGCGCGGTGCTGAGGCAGCCGTTTAAGTCATATTACAAAGACAGGATCACATACCCATGCCAGCACAAGGTTGAGGGCGGCCCGCACATCGTTGATGTAATCGGCACAGGCGCGCTCGTTTACCACACCGACACAATCAAACTGACCCGCGAAAACACCTGTTGCCGTCCCATCACCGATCCGCGTGAACACAATATGTCAGACATGGTTTTTTCAACGGTGGCAAGAAGTCAGAATGTGACCTGCCTTGTAATTCCGCACTCTGCTGGTTTTGTCGTGCAGCACGAAGCAGATGTGGGAATCTATGAAAACAGCGCCACGCACAACGGCTCTGAAAAAGACAGCCTCTATTTTCAGACTGAGGCGGCCCGTGGACTATTGCGGGATTGCGTAAATGTTGAAATCCCCGTCAAAATCGTACCTGGACCCCGTTTGGGCGCGTGTATGAAAGCGAGGGCAATCCATGTCTAACATTGAATTATTCACAGCGGAAGGCCCGACACAAGTTGCCTATATCGCTTCTGAACCGGGTCAACACTTGGCTTGTGTGATTAAGGAAAAGGGTACTTATTACGAAAGGAAGTTACTTGACGTTATCCGGGTATACAACCGGCCTGGTGTATATGTGGATGTAGGCGCAAACATCGGTAATCACAGCGTTTATTTTGCGTTGGAGTGTCCGTCAACTGAAGTGATTGCGATTGAACCCTTCCCGCAGACGTTTCAGGAATTGGAAGCAACAATCGCAGCAAACGGGCTTGAATCAAAAGTCCATGTCTTACAGATGGCAGTCCATCCGACGCTGGAAGAAGTTGCGGCCGTCGAACCAGATCAGGTCGCAGGTGGTCATCCAAATCGCGGCATGGTTTTTGTGCGTCCCGGCGCTGGTGTACCCGCTGACACGCTGGACAACATATTGCAAGGCTACAGCGATATTGCTGTAATCAAAGTTGACGTTGAAGGCTTGGGCGTTGAAGTGATTGAATCGGGGTTGCGGTGCATCAAACAAAACCTGCCTCTGATTTCATGTGAGGCTGACGGTCAGGACGCGCAACGCCTCGACGATTTATTGGCGCCTTTGGGTTACGGTAGAAAACAGAAGAATTTGGCTGCGACGCCGACTTACTTGTGGATACCTTCGCCTAACCAATAAGGGGTTGATTGATAATAATGATAGTGCCACAATTAACACGGAAAGCGTGAATACAAGGAGAATTAAGTGAAAACAATACTCGACCTTCAGAATAAACTGCAATCGCTCGGAATTGAGTTCGGCCCTATGGATGGAATATGGGGGCCACAAACCCTTGAAGGTATCCGTAAGGCTATTGTTGCAGGTCAAATCAATCCCAATTCTGACCTTGAGTTCTTAAAAATTGAACTTGTGCGTCGCCGTCCTACGATAGCAACAATGGAAAGAAATGCTGGTCATTTGGAGTTGGACGAACAGGGTAAACTGAAAAACAAGACTGAGTTTTCAAACAGTCACCTTGTAACTATTTCAATTCCAATGATAACCGGAACAAAACTGAAACTCACAGTCAATAAAATCATGGCCGCACCCCTTACGTTGGCCTTTGCTGAAATCGAATATCAGAACAGTTTGAAGCCGTGGCAGAAGTGGTTGCCGAAACGGATTGAGTCTTTCTGCGTCCGCAGAATGTCAAGTAACAAGAAAGTTATGTCAACCCATTCGTGGGCTATGGGTTTTGATGCTGACGCTGACGAAAATAAAACATTTGAAGTTAAAGCCAGTCCAAAGATTGATATGATTACCAATATTCCTGTTTGGGTTGTTGAGTTGTTTGAACGATGGGGATTCATTTGGGGCGGTCGCTGGAAATCTTATAAAGACCCGATGCACTTTCAATTTGTGGCGATGAAATAACACGTGGGGCGGCAATGCGACAAGCGAGGGCCGACGAAATGCTGGACAGGGAAATATTAGACCGCATCAACGCAGTTGGTGAATCTGTTGTCAGGTTAGAGACTAAAGTTGACCAAATATCAGGTTGGCAGAAAAGATGTGAGCATCACGAATCACGAATACAAGGGTTAGAACTTGATAGTTATGCAGATAAGCGAAGCCGCAAAATAGGTTACTGGTTAATAGGTTTGGGCGTTCCTACTGTTACTGCTGTTATCGTAGCTTTGATAACCACGCTGTAACTTTTCTGCTTCAGAATGAAGTATTTGGAGGTTTCAAATGTTGAATCGCATGTTTCTGGTTATCAGTCTTTTGCTTGGATGTTTTATCTCGACCGGGTTACTGGCTCAAGAACCAGGCTACCCGGACGCCTCTACGCTTGCCGTAGTGGATGATGTAGTTGCGGTTCCTGTGACAATTACAGTGGTTCCAAATGTACCTGTGGCAGAGCCTACTCCGGTTGCTGTAGTGGTTGATGTTGATGTTCCTGCCGATTCAGTTGCCACTGTGAGTACAGAAGTGGCAGCAACAGAGCCTTTGTTTGTTGATGTTTCTACTCCCGGTAATCTGATTGCCATCATGGCCGCTGTGGTGCCGATTGCCATTGAACTGTTTATTAAACCGATTCCGGGTATCATGCCGTGGATGATAAGGCTGATTTCGCTTGGCTTCGGTGCAATTGGTGGATTGCTTGTGGGCCTCGGTCTGTTTGTGTCCGTACCTTACACGTTGGCAACGTCAATCTTGTGCGGCATTGCAGGTGGTGGTGGCTTTACTTTGATTAAATGGGGTTCACAGGCTGCCCGTGGCTCGAAACGACCACTGATAGCAACCGCTATAACAGGCGTGGTATTACTCTGTATGATTTCAATCGTAGGCTGTGGTAGAATTTTTACCGTGACCAATGGTGATCCGGTTACGTTCGGCATGAAAGTGTCGAAGCCGTCTTACGGTGCAATCTACGTCAAGGCTGTTGAAACCTGTAAGGTCAATAACCCACTTGGCACAATCAAGGTGGAAAATATCTGCGATGCTGGCCTTGTGTCCACAATGGCCGTTGACGGTAAAGAGCCTACTTGTGTTGTGAATCCTTGTGTCACAGATAAGTTTGTGTTCCTTCCAACCGGCCATACTGCCTGCCAGTAAAAAGGATGGTGAGTCATGTTAAGTGATAAGACAAAAGCGGTTCTACAGTCCATATCGAATACGGCGGTTAAGGGAATTACGATTACCGGCGATATTGTGGACATTCTGACACCGTTCGTGCCGGGTGCCGCCATAGTGCCTGCAGATACCCTAGAAGGCATTGTAACGACCGTATTGAAGCAACTGCCTAACTGGTACGAACAAGGGGCCGCTTATCTCGGTTTGGATGAACACATCACGATTCAGATTGAAGACCCTGATACGGAAGTGAAGGGTACGATCACAAGGTAGCCTATCCGCCATTTTTTTCTTCAATTACAACTTTATTCTTTTTAATGGCCAATAGAACTGACTAGAATTACTACGTTTTAATTGCGTCTATTAACTTTCTATTCACATTTTATACTTTTCGGTTAATAGAAAATCAGGCTTCCCGGTGGCTGGCTATGTCGGGTTGAAGCCGAATTGCAACCAGAACGGCGCACTGGGAAGCCTTAAATGGAATCATGGAGAACAAGCAAATGATAAACTGAACGCCTTGACTTATCAATCTCATTTTGTAACCATTTGATTGTAAGCGCACCTCCACCACTTACTTGGCAATATTCTCCTGCCACGTCCTTACCGCTACCCCAATTTTAGTTGCAAAACTAATAGGCGGTAAGGATTGCCCGGTTTCTTATAACTAATTGCTTGACACTAATTGGCCTTATCGGTTACTATTTAGACGTGCTTTTACTTACTTAATGGAGGCTACAAGGATGGTACTGAAGGCAGACTTGGAACGGAAACTTCTTTCAAGGAAAGAGGCGGCTACGATTTTGGGCGTGTCCCGTGATCGCATTGTGAAGTTGGTTGACGCTGGCGAACTGGACGAAGTTGATCTTGGACCCCGTTCAAGGCGGATTACGCTTACCAGCATCAAAGTTTTACTTGGGGAAAAGGAGGATGGACAGTGAGTAACGAAGTGAAGGACTTAGTTCCAATCGCAGAACTTTCGGTGGCGGGGATGGGGAACGGCAATCAGAACCAGATGCTTGACGGCGGCGGCGCATTGATGGGTACTGATAACCTCAATACTCGGACAATGGCTCGGAGTCTGCCCCGCAATGAACAGACAGCATACGAAACTGTAATGGCCAGGGCAAAGCGAATGAAGACAAAAGCCTTCTACGCTTGGGCCGTGAAGAACAAAGATAAGGCTGATGGCATGGTCATGGGGCCGACAATCGACCTTGCTATGACGGTTGTTCAACTTTGGGGCAACTGCGTACTGATTCCGAAGATTATTGACGAATCACCGACGCACCTTACTGTTGCGGCTATCTTCACCGACCTTGAAACCGGCGTCACGATTTCCAGAATGTTCCGTCAGGACATGGTAATCGGTAACTTCGGGAAGATGGACGCGGCAAGGGCAAGGGATATTAACTTCCAGATCGCTCAGTCGAAGGCTCTGCGTAACGTGGTTTGTGCGGCAATCCCTGAATACTTCTTTGAAGACGCAATTGCGGCGGCAAGGGCTGAGGATATGGGGCCGGATCCGAAACGGATTCTAAGTGAATTGGAAATGGAAAAACTGGCAGAATCGTTTGTTGAATACAACGTGTCAGTTGCCATGATTGACGCCAAGTTAGGCCATGAAATGTGGACTGCGGAAGACAGAACAAATCTTCGTGGTGTTTACAAGGCCATTAAGGAAGGTCAGACAAGCGTGGCGAATGAATTCCCGCCTGTTGTGGCCGATACGGGCAAGGTTGGGACGGAAGAATCGCCGTTGTTTGGCGGCGAAGTCGAACCTTCAAAACGCGCACAGGGGAAATAGGCGATGGCAGATATAATAATCCGCGTTGAAGAAGAAACTGACCCGAATCGCGTGTCCGCTATGGTTATTTCCGCACTCCGTGAAGCGGCAATCAAGCGTATGCACAAAGATTCAAGTGAATTGTCGGTGGATGAAAAACTTTGCAAACTTCTCGAATGGGGCAGAAAGAATGATGCCGATATTGAAGAATTGCAAAAACAGGTCGCTATTCTGAAAAGAAAATCAAAGTTGGATGAACTCGATGCGCGATTCAGGCCGCCCCTTGATGTTTGGCGCAAGCAGGTCAAGGAATGGCTTGAACATTGGGAAAGCAACCCTGATTCAAGGAATCCGCCACCAACCATTACAATCGTGACAGATACAACGGCCACGGTCATTCATCCGAAGGTGCAGACATAATGGTTAAGATTTGGCAAAGAGTCAAAAAAGCGGTGGCCGGTGCAAGGCTTTGGCTCTACAAACGCAGCAGAAAGGCTCAGACAGATACGATGCTGCTTTGTACCGCCCAAATTATCACAGCCATGAAGTTGTCCAGTGAGTTGCACGATCCAGCTACGGAGTACGATGCCATGACCCGCCTTTGGATGATTTGTAATGAAGTACGGGACAAGGCAGGGCTTGAAAAAATTAAACGGGGGTTCTAATGGAAGTTATCAGATTTTCAGCGTCACAGTTATCATCACTGACCATGTGCGGGGAAGCGTATCGAAGGGAATACATTGACGGCAAGACGCCACCTGCCAGTCTGTCCATGATTCGCGGCATCGCGGGACATCACGCATTTGAATTAGCCATGACCGAAAAGAAAAAGACGGGTGGACAGCCGGAAGACTACCTGATGTTGGAAGCCGCCTTTGAATGTATCGACGGATACCGGCCTGACGAAAAGGCTGTCTATCTACCACCGTCCAAAGAAGGCATGACAAAGGATGCCTGCCTTGACGAAATCAAAGAAGAACTGAAAGGCTATATGCCTCAGATTTCAGACTTGATGGCAAGGATTGTGCCTACCGAAGTTGAAACAGCGAAGGCGATTCAATTCAAAGTTCCTTCACTTGGGCCGGACGTATGGATTGTGGTTGAAGGGCGTCGGGACGTGTTGGGATTCATACCGGGTTTGGTTGACGGCGAAATTCCTGCAATCATCGACTTGAAGACGTGCGGCAAAGCTAAGAGTCAAAGGGATGCCGATAACAGCGTCCAGATGACCTTGTACGCCACGATTCAATCACCGTTGACTAGTATCCCGATTGAACAGATACCGCTTGCCATTGCTTTCGCTACACCGAAAAAGTCCGACATTCTGTTGACTACTCGGAATCAGACTGACATGGACGCCTTCATGCAGTTCCTTGTCAGGGCCGCGATGGTGAAACGGGCCGGTTTGTTTATTCCCGCGTCACGGGACCACTGGAAATGCTCACCGGAGTATTGCCAGCACTTCGCAAGTTGCGCTTTTGTCGGCGTGAAGTCGGTTGCTGAAAAACTGACCTCTTGTGGTGAGGTTGAAGCGAAGATAGACGCTTCCGAGGGTGCAGAGTAACAAAAGTATCTGGAATCGGTTTTAGACCCATTACAACGCCTCACAGAAGGTATTTCAATAAACACTCAAAATAAAGGATGGTAACAAGGTGAGAATTACAACTTTTGATACTGAATTCGAGTTCAAGGGCAAAATTGAGTTTGAAGATGCGTGGAATTGGCTGTCAAAGCATTTTCGTGAGCCGACGTTGGATTGTGATCTGGAACAGGCTAAATCATGCGAGTTCATGGCTCACCTTTGCATGGAAGTGGGAGAGGCCCGAAGTGAAGCAATCGTTTCGCTGCCGTTCATTCCGTTTTCGTTTGTTACCGTCAGAAAGAAGGTTCCGAAGTCCTTACTGATAACCGAAATCAATAACCACTTAACCGGCGAAGAAACGGAAGAACAGGAAAACGAAATCCGTCATTGCGTAACTGTGGATCTTTTGAAACAGGCATTGCCCGAACGTAGCGAAGTCGAAGCCGCGTGGAATATTGAAACTGGCAGGATCTATCTTTCAACCGGCGGCGCGGGTGTCATTGATGACTTTATGGCCGTGTGGATGACAAACGCAAAGGACGAAGGGCCGGAACTGAAACTTCGTGACTACCGGCGCATCGTGACAACTCGCTTGACTGAAAATAGCCTGAAATACTTTAACGGTATGTCGCCCACGAATTACGGCGATGTTGAAAACTGCGACGGGTTGGACGACGAAGCGAAGTACGATGCCGGTCAAGACTTTCTACTTTGGTTGATAATGAAGATTGAACAGGAATCAGGCGGCACATACTCAGACGAAATCCACGGCCTTGACATTGAACTTGACGATTCCGCGTCATTCACAAGTTTTGGCTCAAATAGAGTCACAATTAAGTCAGAGAATGGCGGACTGACCATTGAAGGCGAGACGGCCCTGAAATGTGGCAAGAAACCCGCGTGGTGCGGCTTCTACGTCACGGTTCCCGGCGTCAATGCTGAAATCAAGTTAGATCAGTCAATGGTCATATCAGCGTACAAAGAAACGGACGCGGACAAGTCGGTTTGTGATTATGCTTCCGAAGAACTTGCACGCAAACTGTCTCATTTTGAAACAGTCAGGGCAGTTCTGGAAAATGTGTTTGTGAGTTGGCTGGATGGTTGGATTGACTCAGAACCGCAAGAAGAACTGATGAACTGGCTTAATCCGGCTCTGACTCAGTAACCACTTTTTTCACCTTCGGCGTCGGAATAACACCGCCTTCAATCAGATTCATAAACTTACTTCTATCTGCAACGGGCAACTTATTGATTTCGTCTGCCATCCTTGCAAACAGGTCGTCAGAAGACATTTCAGACGTGGTAAGCGCGGCAACGGCGTCTTCCCGGTTTTCAGGTGGGCGACCGGCATACGAAAAGTCGGTGTTGTTGACAAGCCAGCCGGACAACGCTTGAAATTTACCAACCATCCCAAGTTGAAACAGTTTTTTCTTGGCCGAAATAGCACCTACAGCTTGCGCGGATTCCATCTGTCGCAGAACGTCGGGATGTTCACGCAGGAATGTGTACAGGAATTGTTCTGATACGCCAAGAGCTTGTGCCACTTCCCGCTTAGTCGCGCCGTACTGATACGCTTCAATCATCCACGCCACGTCGAGCGGTTCACCTGCTTGATGAAACTTGGGTTTGAATATCGAAATCCGCGTGATTCCTTCCTTCGCCAGAACTTGTCTGTTTTTCTGTGTACTCATTATCTTATCACCCCTGCCCCCGGCGTATCTTCAAACAGGTCGTTAAAGTCCGTAACCCCACACACTTGCATGATTGCAGCAACGTAATACACGTTTGGCATCATGCCGTTCATCCAGTGAACGACGTTGACATTCGTACAATGACGGCATTGCCAGCGAGTTTTTGCCAGTAAAGCGGCGAATTCTTCAAACGTAAGTTTATGCTTGTTCATGTAGTTGCGGATTACAGTCGCCACTTTCGATGCGTTATGTCTCTGTTTAAGCGGTTTTCTTTGTTCACTCATAATAGGCACCCCATTTTTCGGTAATGTTCAATCTCGGACGCAGCGGTTAATTTTGCTTCTTTCTTTCCCCGTTCTTTCGCTCGACGTTCCTTTCCCTCAGCAGCCCGTAATTCGTGTCCTGTAATACTACCCGCCTGAAGCCACCAATTACCCATTACGATTGAATCCGCCTCGTCCTCGGTGAATTGCTTACCGGGAATAATGGAAGCCGCTAAAGCAGCCGTTACGCCCTTCGTAGAACCAAGTAACTTCTTTTGTTTCAACACGCCCGTTCTGGACATCCATGTTTGCGAGTTTACCTTGAATACGCGGACTCTACCCATGAACACACGTTCGGCGGCTGAAATCCACATCCGTTGACTGGCGGCAAGGCTTTCCACGGCGTTTCGATTACGTTGAACCATCCATGTTTCGATTACCAGATAGCAATTCTCTTGCGATATGTCGCGGCCTTCAAGCAGCCGTTCGATAATCTCAATGGCTTCGATTTGGTCAACGCCCTTTTTTGTGCCGCAGGATGCAACCATTTTCCACGCTTGCCATCTTGGTTCAATTTGACGCCATAATGACAAGCCCGAACCATGCGCAGCCGGGTCGATACAAAGCATCCAGTCGGCGGACTTGATTTTCTTCATTTCCCTTTCATCCTTGCTTCCGCTTGAATTCTATCGCCTTCATCGTGCAAACGTCTGAATTCGGCGTAATGGCCATCAATTTCAGCGGATAATGTTTCAAATGATTTATGGCGAAACTTTGGTACCTTCAGTTTCCGTATTTGCCAATAGTGCGCGACTGCCGCTTTGATTGTATCCCACGGGGTTACTTTCATACTTCCCACCCCTTCACTCCGCAGAGTTGAATCAACACGAAAAGAACCGCCAAGCAAAGTCCAATCGGGATTGCAAGGCAGATTAGAAGGCCACCGATGAAGCGCGTGATGTGTTTCATACATCCTTCCTATTATCGCAGTCAAAGCAGACTGAATCAGGATTGGGGCATTTGAAGCAATGACACTCCGCGCAGTTCGCTTCTATGCGATCTTCGTGGCAAGTCTGACACTGAAGGCCCATCCATCCGTCACCGTCAGAGCCGGGGCAGTCCGTATCGTGGCAATCATCACAACCGAAGGGTGCGTTACACTTCATTTTTCATCCCGTCCTTTTCTGCCGTAGTTAGAAACCGCACATTGCCATAAGCGTCCATCTTACAAAATTCATTACCTTGTTCAAAATACCAGAAACCGCCCTTTTCACACAAGAATTTCCAACTTATGTCTTCAAGGTGTTTCTGCTTCTGGATACCGGATTTATTCAGTTTTGTGGTCATTTTTTCCACACTTCTTCTGTGTAAAAGAAACCGCCTTTAACTTTGTTTGGCGGCAATTTTCCACTTGCTTTTGATTCCAACCACCGAAACATCATATTGGCCCAATAGAAACCAACCGCCAGCGTGAAACCATACACTATTCCGTCAATGGTTTTAATAACTCCATTCAGTAAAATATCAGTCATGTTTGCCCCTTTTGCTAGTTTCAGCAACTATCTGTCGTGATGTCATATCATTTCCTTTAATCAATCGGATGTAAAGTCCGTTGATTGCGTCAATTATTCAGCGTCATCCGTCCCGGTTTTGAACAAATCATGCTGCGCCAGTGCTGAATTCAGATTCTTGCATGCGACGTTGAAATATCCCGGCTTCAATTCGATACCGACAAACTTACGGTTATGTTTCAATGCGACATAGCCTTCTGATCCGATGCCAGCAAAAGGCGAAAATACGGTATCTCCGACGTTCGACCAAAGGCGGACGCAACGCTCGATTGTTCCCAACTGTAACGGACATATGTGTTTTTCATCCTTTTCGTTTCTGGCTTCTGATGCCTGCAATGTTTCAGATTCACGGATGCCGTACCATATCGGACGCGCCCAAAGAATCCAATCTTCGTTCGATACATCGTCGCCGGGTTTAACTGGTTCTTCGTTTTCCTTCGGATGCCTGAAACAAAGGATATAATCTGCCATCGCGGGACGAAGCCATGCGGCATCACGATTCTTCTGAACAAACATCAACTGTTTCGATTTCGTTCTGATTGCTTGCGCCTGCGGGTCTTTATCAATAACTACTTCGCCATCGTAAACCCATCCATTTTTGACAAATGCCGCAACGGTATCAGCTCGAAAGTCTTTCCAACCAATGACGCCATCAACGGACTTCTTCATTGCGACCTGTTGAACATGGACAGCACACCGACGACCCGGCATCGTAACCCGCATCAATTCGGGAATCAGATAATCAAAATGGATAAAGAACTCGCTGTAGTCTTTACTGTTGCCCATGTCGCGGTCCATCGCGGAGTAAGTGTACAACGAAGCAAACGGCGGCGAAAATACCGACAGCCCCATTGAAGCGTCCGGTATTTCCTTAATCCTTTCGCAACAGTCGCCGAGCATCATCTTCCAGTTCCCACCGTCCCGGTCATCGGTCTGATATTCTGATTTCATAACTGATATCCCCCTTACGACTTCCATCTGTTTTGCCTTCATTGCTGATACAACAGCATCCGACATACGATTGGCTTCATGCTCTTTACGCTTGACGTTGTTTGATATTTGGCCTTCAACGTCTGAAACAACAATCCGAACGTCAACCGCTTCTTTCTGACCGAACCGCCAACATCTACGAATTGCCTGATAGTACTGTTCGTAACTGTCACCGATTCCCAAAAACATCATGTTATGGCAATGTTGGAAGTTCAGGCCGAAACCGAAAATTGACGGCTTACTGACCATGATTTGCACTTCGCCCATTCGCCATTTTCGTTCGCGCTCAATCTTATGTTCTTCTGAATCTGCCCCGCATACTTCAACGGCCGACGCGCCCAGTGCTTTTGCGATTGCTGCGCTTTCGTCATTAAGTCCGCACCAGATTAACCACTGTTCGCCGGGTTTGGATGCAATAACGGTCTGCGCCCGTTCAATCCTTGCTTCCATCGTGCTTCTACGGACCTTTGCGCGTGTGCCAATTCCGCCAATCGTCGCGGCAAAAAGCATACCATCCGGGACGTATTCACATTCAACCATTTCGTCAACAATCTTCAATTCGGGTAGTTCAAACAGACCATCTTCATATCCAAGGTCAGACGGCTTACGAACAAAAACTGACCATTCAGCCATCCACGCAAACATAGCGTCTGCCGCCCAGCCCTTCAAACGCCAACCGGCCCCGTGTGATTCGTCGTGAACAAACCATGTTGCGAGCATTTCGACGCGGGACATTACGCCCAAAAACTCTGCGTGATTTGCAAGTTCGGTAATGTCATTCGGTGCGGGCGTCGCGGTGCAGCACAACCGATATGGTACGTCTGAAAAGTCATTCAAAAGCATCGTGCGCGTCTTGCCGTCAACTGATTTCAGGATACTCGATTCGTCCAAAACAATAGCATCCAACGGCATACCGACGAACTTATGGATTCGTTCATAATTCGTAATCCATATTCCGTCACCAACACAATCAGATGATTCGTAAACGCGGGTAACTTTCAGGTCAATCTTCAACCCTTCCCTGACTGTTTGCTCAGCAACAGCAATCGGCGCAACAATCAGAACACGTTCCGCGAAGTTACGCGCCCACTCCAACTGAATCAGCGTCTTGCCCATGCCGCAATCCGCAAATACAGCGGCGCGTCCAAGTCTGACAGCCCAATTTACAATATCAGACTGAAACGGGTACAGCATCGGATGAACTAGCATTGGATCACGCCCCAACTTCTCGACCTTTGATAACTTTGACTTCAAAAAATCCTCGTAACTGTTCATTTTACTCCATCCTTTACCCGCCCTATGCTAGTTTTCCTAACCCTGCCTATCTCCCGCAAACAAGCCTTGCACGTCACCCTGTCCGTGTCCGGGTGAAAGTACAGTGGCTGTGGCATATCATGGGACTTGCACCCGCACAAGGCGTCCCACTTGAACCCAGTCTCAGTTTCGTGCCCGTACAGGACGTGTAGGCGGCGTCCGGTTTCGTACATGCCTATGGTTTTGGTGTAGGGTTGGGTCATAATTCCACACTTATCCCATATGCCGCCAAATGCTCAGCTAGTGACCCGTTCCCGTTCAGTATCGCGTCGAAATTTCGCGCTGTTGGTTCGTCGGGTTCGGTCTGGAACTGTGTGTCAATCAAGTTTCGTCGCGGTGCCGATTGCGGTAACAAGTACCAGACTTCACATGCGCGGGCTTCCATGTCGGCGGCGTCAACCGCGTTCCAGTTCACGTCAGATGTTGCGAGTCTGCACACGTTGTGAATCGCATTCTGGATGTTGGTTTGTACTGATTTCAAGGGTATCGACTGGTAATATAATCCTTTAAGTTCATATATATAGCATGTTTTCAAAACCGGCCCCGGCACATCACCTGTGGCGTATTCGTGCGCATCGTGCAGCAACCCCGCCAGACACGTCGCCTGATTCGCGCCATTGGCCTTGAGTATGGCCTCGACCAAACGGCTGTGCTGGCCAACGGTGAAATCTATGGCACCGTTCCAGCGACGGATTCGGGACAAGTTCAGACACACGTCTACCATGTTCACGTCGTCGGGTGTCGGATTCAGTAGGTCTATGGAACCGTGGCCAGTTATGATTCTGAGTTCGTTCATATCCCTGCCTCCAATGTTTTCACGGCCTTTTCCAGAACCGCAATCCGTTCCTTCAATCACTTATTTTCCAGTACCAGGTTGCAGTCCGTGACGCAGAACAGGCCCGCGCTCGACCTTGAAAGTGACAGGTTCATCCCGGCCACAAAACGCGCCGTTCAAATCTGCTTCGATTTCCCAACCGTTGATATTCACGCGATTACTCATGTTCCTCCTCCAGTTCATCAACGCGGAATTGAAGATCCGCGACTTGTGCCTGCAATGTTTCAATTTCATCGTCTTTTTTGTTCAACAGGTCATTGAGTTGGTCCAGACAGTAACCACCATCTGCGTTCAAGTGTCTAATTTGCATTCACTCCCCCTTCGCCGCGTCCCGCCAAGTCAGCGAAACCAGTTTACCGCCCACAACCTCGATCGTTTCTGGCCTGTCGCACAAAACGATAGTGCCGGGTACGATCCAAAGCGCGAACGCGGATGCGCCTATCTCGCGGTGCAGGTTCAGTTTTTCCATCGCTTCATCGTCGTATTTGATACCCATGTCATGGCCGGGATTCATTATGCACATGGCTTGCCTCCTGTCTCAGCGTCCAACCCTTGCGCGGGTTTAGCGTGAGGTGTAATCAAACCGCGTCGTTCCATTTCATCGCAGCAGGCAACAGCAATCAAGTGACGCTGCTTTTCAGCTTTTTCTGCTTTCAATCGAATAATGATTTGGTCCACGTTGTCCATTGCCCTTTGAAAGGACTCACGCTGTAATTGATACTCAGCCGTCTGACGCTCACCTGACCAGTCCAACCATTCCCAAAAGGCTATGAACTTGGCTTTAATGCTCATTACCGATCTCCTTTGGCGTCGGGCTGTGTCTCACGATATGTCTTGTCAGCAATCCTTGATGTTTCTATCACAGCAGTGACACGTTCCAAGGCTTGAAACATGTGTGTTGGAATGTCAGTGGACCATGAAAAGTATTCAGTAATTGTTTCAGCATCTTCTCTGCTTATCCCCACCTGCCCCGGTTTCAGGACCGGGACGAATTCGGTAACGCGGTCCAGGTAGTCGGCTTCGGCGGCGTCCATTGCGAGGTCGTATGTGTCTGCATAACCTCCGGGACAAGCATACCCTTGGCCCGCAAGCAAATCCCATCGAATTCCACACACGCCACGATGTGTTTTGTACCAACCGATCTTAGTCTTAGCCTGCCACTCACCTATTAATTTGTTGGCATATTCTTTCCACGGCAGTATCCGTTTTTCAGCCATTATGCGCCTCCAGATCGGCGGTAAGTTTGGTAATCATCAAGTCGTCAGTTGAAAGCAGGTCATTACGCAGGGAATGGTCCAAAACATGTTCTAACGCCTCCCTACTAACCCACACCTTGTCGGAATCTGCCTTGACATACCCCATCTGTACAGCGAGTTCGTCAAAGTGTGCCGTCAACGTGGTTGCCACAGCTTCGGGGCCGAATTCGCGGTGGAGTTCGATGCGGAGTTCGTTCGTTGCACCCTTACTAAGATAACCGTAACAAACTTCAAACCGCTTTAACGCCTGTTCAATCTGCTGCCTGATGGTCATTATCTGGAGCATGGTTTTGCCTATTATCCTTTAGACGGCGTATGCTGTCTTGCGAGTTCCTACTTCACCCAAGCCGGTTTCGATAAGACACTTGCGTATATTATCCAGAGCCTTCTTGTCCATAGGCGTTACTTCGGGGCTAATCACCCCTAGTTGTTTAAGATTCAATGCAGCGTTCAAATCCCTATCAAGGGTTGCGCCGCAGCCATCACACTTGTACATGCGCTCTGATAAGTTCAATTTCTTTTTGACGTTGCCGCAACATGAACACATTTTAGACGAAGGAAACCATCTGTCTGCAATTACCGAGTTGACGTTATAGATTTCAGACTTATATTGCAGTTGCCGCCTGAATTCGCCCCATCCTTCGTCGCTAATACTCTTAGTGAGTTTGTGGTTCTTAACCATTCCCTTCACATTCAAATCCTCAATCACTACCGTTTGGTTTTGTCTCCAAGACTGCGCGGTTGCGCTTTTCGTGCTGCACTAACCCTGCCAAACACTCTGCCGCCTGTCCACAATGGACGCCGCCCTCTTCATCGCGGCCCGCCAGCATTTCGGCACAGCGTCCAGGTATCGCCTCAAAGTTCGCCTTTGCTTTCAACACATGGTCAACATAAATACGTTCAGCATCGGCAAGTGGGATTAGTTCACCTCGCATTTGAGCTTCTTTCATCTGTGCTATTTTTGCTTCCGCAACCTCGCGTTGACGCCGGGCCTCTACTATATCAATCCAACCGTCAATTTCTATAACCCCCTCCAATCGACCAATTTCTTCAACCACCCGCGTTGCCGGTGTCATTTGAGGTTTTGGGCCGGCCCCTCGGTCCGGTTTGCCGCCGACAAACGGACTTCTAAATTCACCAACTTTGATTTTAGTTGCGGTTATATCAATGCTGCCGTCCGGATGTCGCACTAACCAGCCTTTTTTATCCCACTGGCAAACCGTTGCTGGTGTTACACCGAGTGCGTCGGCCGCCTTTTGACCGGTTAAACCCTTCAAATTACGAATTGACACCTATTTACCTCCTGCTTTTTGCTTATATCTAGAAAATGCCCGGACTCGATTGTTACCCGTTAAGCTCACTTCGGCGGAAGAACCTATCCCGGTGGCCTCGGTTTGCGTCAAAATTTCCCGCGAGTGTACCTTCCGAACGTTGAACGAATCGCAATTATAAATCGGCGACAACTCCAGCACCCGTATCATGCAAACCGCGTGCCTGTTAGTTTTTCCAATTCTGCCTATCTGGATCGGAACCAATCCCTCAATGTGGACTAGATTATCAGTCGCACATCCGCACCACGAAAAATCGGCACTAAGTTTAAATCGTGAACACAACAAGCACAGAGGTATGTCCATGATATAAACTCCCTCAATCCTTACCCAGCAATTGTTTTGTCTCTGTACCCATCACTCTGCCCTGGCCTACATTTGATTGCGCGACAACAGCGGCGTAGTGGTCGCAAAAGTCACGCTCCCGGAATGACAACTCTGACGGGATTTCTGATTGCTCCATGATTAAACGCAAACCTCGCAAACCTCCGCAGGCTGCTAACTCTACATCTGTAAGCGTGTGCCCGTTCGGTTGCCATCCCGATGCGGGCATATAATCGCCGTCGCATGACTTACTGCTGGTTGCGGCCTTAAGTACATTCATCCACGCAATTTTGGATTGAGATTTGGCATCGATCCTACCAGGCATCCTGTCTATAATGTCCATAATGTTTGGGTATGCCCGAAGTTCTTTAGCGCACCTAATTATAGATGCCTTTAGTTCCCTATAGTTGTAATCGCTCAAAAGTTCAAAATACAAATCATGTTTAGTTTCGGGTTGAACACAAAAAACCGATTCGAGTACAACGATACATCTACTCCATTCAGCTTCATTCAACATTTGCAATGTCCTCCGCAGTTACGCCACGGTTTCTGGCCCACGTTACCGCGCCAAATTCATTGCCGTATTGGTCGCAGCCTTTAGGTATCACTTTTGGTATCCTAGTATTAGATTGATTAAATCCCTGTCCCTGTTTCGCTGCCCATCCTTGCGCTTTGTTCAGCCATTTCGTAATTGCACCCATAACCTTGACGCGAGGTGCGCGGTCGGGATTGGCACAGCACCAAGTTTCAAACTTGGCTATTTCCTGATTGAGATTTACGAGCGGCGCGATTTCCTGCCATCGTTCGCGGTCAAGCTCGGCAACGCCCTCGACTTTGAATGTGTCCCTGTTCAGGATTATGCGCTGTTTTCGTGGCCGCTTCAGCCCGGCATCGCCGGATGATGCGGAAGTATCCTTTAGGATACAAGATTCACTTAACTTATCTTTACTTAACTTATCTTTACTTAACTTAGGGGAAACATTGCATGAGTCCTCACTGATTACTCCGTGAGCAGTCACTGAGTCCTCACTGATTGTGTCGTGACTGCTCACGTCAAAAGGTGGCGGTGGCAGTTTCGATTCAGTTGGTCGGTTGATGGTCTGGTACTTTCTAAAGTTTGGGATGATATGATATAGGTGCGCGTTGATGATGTACGGTAAAATCAGGCGCTGTGCCGCTATCTCGTTGATAACCTGGTCGGCTTGTGCAAGTGTGATGTCATCGTAAGCCATGCACCCGCCGCGCATCGTGGCTGCGTTCCAGTCGTCCATCCGGCCTTCGTCGTCGGCTGCGTTCCATGCAAAAATAAAAGCGAGTCTTGCGGGTGGAGTCAAGTTGCCAATTTTGGCATCCTTCCAGAAACCGGGGTCGATCATTCTACGTCTCATCATAGTCCCTTCCGTCCTTAAGTCGCGCCCACTCCAACAGGAAGTTCAGGTCGGCTTTACTGATTGGCACTTCATTGTCAGTGTCGATTTCCCAACCGTTGATATTCACGCGATTACTCATGTTCCTCCTCCAGTTCATCAACGCGGAATTGAAGATCCGCGACTTGTGCCTGCAATGTTTCAATTACATCGTCTTTTTTGTTCAACAGGTCATTGAGTTGGTCCAGATAGTAACCACCATCTGCGTTCAAGTGTCTAATTTGCATTCACTCCCCCTTCGCCGCGTCCCGCCAAGTCAGCGAAACCAGTTTACCGCCCACAACCTCGATCGTTTCTGGCCTGTCGCACAAAACGA